CTCTTATGGTGCTTCTTTGTGTATTTCGGCTATTTTGACGCGTTTTATTATTAGGCGTATTCCCGTTATAGGTTGATTATGGCTATTACTGCATATATTGGTGTTCCCGGCTCGGGCAAGTCTTATGAGGTGGTTAAAAATGTGATCATTCCTGCTCTTATTAAGGGCAGGCGTGTTGTTACTAATATTTATGGTTTGAAAATTGAGGATATTTATAAGTATTGCAAGGAAAAAAATAAAAAAGCTGAGATTGGTGAATTAATTAGTGTTACAAATGACCAATGCAAAGATGCTGAATTTTTACCTTACAAGGATTCAGTCAATACTCTTTGCAAGCCGGGTGACTTGATTTGCCTTGATGAGGTCTGGCGTTTTTGGAATGCTGATTCTGATATTCATCCTAATCACCGATCATTTGTGGCGGAACATCGTCATTTTGCTGATGATAAATCCGGGTTTACTTGTGATTTGGTTGTGATAAATCAGGCAATAGTTAATATACCTAGATTTATTAAAGATAGAATTGAATCAACATTTAAAATGACCAAATTAAAAACGCTTGGTCTTAATAATCGCTATAGGGTTGATATTTTCACTGGAACTAAAACATTTAAAAATAATATGACGTCTCAGTTATTTTCTAAATATGAAAAGAAAATATTCTCTCTTTATTCCTCTTATGATTCTGAAAATGCATCCGAGACTGTTGTAGATTCCCGTGGCGTTATTTTCAAAAGCCCAGCGTTTATTCTTGGCGCGGTTCTTTTCGTTCTTTGTTTTTATTTTGCGATTAGTTCGCTCATATCTATTTTTGGATCTAAGGATGAAAAGAAGGATGTTGTCACTACTTCACAAAATGAAAGTGTGAAGGGTAAGCCTGCATCTGATTCCCGGCCTGCTTTTACTCCAACGCCTCAAAAACCTCCCGTGCTTTCTAAGACGTGGAGAATAAAAGGATCTTATAAAACTGCCTCCGGCGCTTTTGTTATTTTGACGTCTGTTTCTGGCGTCACTCGAATTGAACCAATGTCTAATTTCTCTTTTTCTGGTTCGCTTATGTCTGGCGTTATTGATAATGAATTGATTACAACATACTCAGGAGATGCGTCTAAATGAAATCATTATATTCAATTTTATTTGTGCCTTTTTTTTCTTTTGCTAACGGTGTTGACTTTAATTTAAAGGATGCTTCTATCCCGGAATCTCTGGAAATGATTTATTCGGATATTTTCAAATCTCCTTATATGCTTTCTCCTGATGTTGTTGCGGACACCAGAAAATTAACATTTCATATTACTCCTGATTTAGATGCTCACGCGTTTCTTATTGATTATATGAATAACATTGGAATTTCTGTAACCAAAAAGAAAGGCGTTGATTATTTCTTTAAGCCTGAAAAGGTTGAATATAAAGCGCCTAAATATTCCTTTGTTTATAAACCAAAATACAGAACGGTTAATTATCTTTCTGGCGTTTTATCTTCGCTTGTTGAGGGTGATTTTTCATCTACTAAAGACGAAGCGGTAAAAGCTGATACGCTCGTTTTTTATGGCACAAAAGCAGATATTGCCCGTATCCGTGATGCGCTGCCGGCGATCGATACCTTCTCAGATGAGGTCTTTGTAGGTGGCTATGTTTATGAGGTGCAGCACTCTGCGACCTATGGTTCTGGCCTTCAGCTTGCCGCCTCTCTGCTTAGCTCGAAACTCAATATTCAGGTTGGGGGATCTGGCGCCAACGCTAACTATGACAATTTCCTGAAAATCTCGACTGGCAGTCTTTCGGCTCTCGTGCAGCTCTTTAACACGGATAGCCGCTTTACTGTCGTCAGTTCTCCGTCATTGCGTGCTGTTTCTGGTTATCCCGCGGAGTTCTCTGTAGGCAATGAGGTTCCTGTGCTGGGGAATGTGACCTATAACGGTGATCAGTCAGTTCAATCTGTTAATTACCGTTCATCCGGCGTGATCTTCAATGTGACGCCGTCTGTTAAACAGCAGGTGATCGATCTCGAGATTAGCCAGGAGCTTTCGAACTTCACCAAAACAGATACAGGCGTAGATAACAGCCCGACGCTTACAAAGCGCGCCATCAAAACTACGGTGTCAGTTGAGGATGGGGACATCATCATGATTGGTGGTTTGGCGGAGGATAAGAACACCGATAACAAAACGAGCTTGTCGTTTTTGCCGTTCGTCACGAGTAAGGGCAAAGACAACAATAAGACGGATATTGTTTTGATCCTCCAGGCTAAGAAGATACGCAGATAAGGCGAGGGCGTCTTATGGTTTTGACGTATGGGAGAAGGCTCTGTGTGGCTCTATGGGGCTTCCGTAGATAAACCTTCGATAAAGAGGGCGAGCCTGTAGATTGCAGGTAACCACACCCCGTCCTGTTAAGCCGGGTTTTAACTTCCCGGGCAGCGGCCTAGCAGCCCTGTCGGAGTTAATTGGCCTGTGCTGCGATGTTATAGCGAATTATTCTTAAACCTTCGTGCCAATTTCGAGAAAGCTGAGTAGATGAACCGGACCGACCCCCGCAGCCTGCGAGGAGGGCGATCCGGTTCAGATTCGCAGCGCCTTCCGTGGAGTCCACTCTGTTTAATAGTGGACTCTTGTTGCATTTTGCAACGTCACTCCAACCCGCGCTGCTTCAAAATGCCCTTAATTGCATCCTCAACATTATGTTTTATAAGGTAATTTACAATTTCTGTCTGTTTTATAGGCGTTCCGGCTCGAGTGGTTGCCTCTACTGTTGCTTTTTTGAGCAAGTTTGTGGTCTCTTCACTCAATGTTACATTGGTACGCCCACTTGATTTCGGAGTTACATCCATCGGTGGATTCCTATAATTTTAAAATTCTTAACGGAATGTTGCACATATCCTGAAATGTGCTACTTTTCAGACATGGTAGTGCTTTCGTGTTTTCGTGCGATTGTGCTTAGGTCTCTAGGCGATGAGTGCTGGTCATATGATTGACATGCTTGTTTTAAGAATACCTTTTCGTGGCGATCTTGTCTCTGAACGCCTTGATAGTCATGGCAATTATGTTGCACATGTAGACTTATCCGAGGTATCCCGCCTTTCTGGTCTCACTCTGGCGGCTCACAGTGTGGAATATGCCATTGATGGCGATTTGTCTGTGTCCGGGCTTAAACATCCTTATGAGAGCCTTCCATCGCACTATTCCGGCATCGCCCTTAAGGTTTTCGAGGGCGGCAAGAATTTTGAGCCATGTGTAGAGCTTAAGGCATCTCCGGCTAAAGTGCTTCAAGGACACAACGTTTATGGACCGACCGATTTCGAGCTGTGCGGACTTGATTTTTTTGGCGCTCTTGCTGGCTCTCTGCCTCGGCTCTACGATTTACTTGATGTTGCTAACACTGTCTTGGCTCGTGTCGATGTGACGTTCTCGGCGCGTGTTGCTAACGATCATATTGCTAACCAGGTGATTTCGTTCCTGCGTAATGTGTCGAATGGCCAGACAAAGAAAACGCGCTCACAGGACTATGAGACAACCGTCATGTGGAACGAAGGCAGTCGCCACCGTACTCTTGTTGCATATCTGAAATATCATGAGGTACAGGCTCAGGTTAAGCGTCTGCTTAAGAAAAAATCATCGCAGTTGACGGCTTACGAAAAGAACACGCTTCGTGTTCTTAGCGATCCTGAACTGCAAGAATTTGCTTTTGGCCTCGTGCGTTTTGAGGCTCGCTTACATACCCGTTTCTTTGAAGCTTTTGGATTGCCGCGTAAATTTTTTGATGTTGTTAAATTTCAATCTTCCTATTCCGGTGGTTCGTTTAATTTAGTTTGTGATCTTTGGAAAAAATCCTTTAAAGATTTGTTTGATGCATTCGAGGGTGCCGAAATGAATGTTTATGATGATTCAGAAGTTTATAAGGCTTTAACTACAACTTTCCAGACTGTTACTCGTTCTGGAAATGTATCTCTGTCTAAAGCAAATAGGCTTTTTGGTTTTTATCGTCGCCTGGTAAATGAGGGTTTTGATAACGTCTCTAATACTATGGAAAGAACAACGTTCTGGCGCTCATTAAAGGATTTAACATCTATCGGTCTGTCAAAAGCTCAGTTAATGAACCTTTCTACCGAAAATAATGTAGTTCCTTTGGTTCGATTTATTAATGTAGATTTTTCTAATCAATATCCGGCTTGGTACAAAGAGCCAGTTTCTTTATATGCTTAAGGGTTGAATTATGTCTAAGGTTGATTCACTGATTATTCAGATTATGCCGTCACAGGTTGCTATTGAAAATGTTAGCGGAACCTCAAAGAATTCCGGCAAGCCTTTTTCTATTAATAAGCAAGCGGGTTATGCTTATAACGGTGATGAATTCCCCGTTAAATTTGAATTTGTAGTTGATGAAGGTGTCGAGCCTTATCCGGCTGGCAAATACACGCTGCATCCTTCATCTTATAAAGTAGGTGATTTCGGTCGCCTGACTATTGACCGGGTTTTATTGGTTCCCGCTGAGGCTTAATGGAAATACAGGGAACCATCTGCGATCCCAGTAATGTTTGTAATCAAATTTCTCTAACTTTAGATTTATCCAACGTTGCTGGAAATTCTGGTGATGGCTATCAATTATTTGCCGTTGCTTTCTCGTCCGTCATTGTTTGCTTTTTAACGGCTCTCGGTGTCGGTAGTGTCATTAAAATATTTAAAGGTTGATTAAAAATGCAAGAAACTACTACTCTGCTGTCTATGGTTCAAGGTGTTGACCTGTCTGATACCAAAACTGCCATTATGGCGGCTGGCGCTGCAATGCTTGCTTTAACTCTGGCAATTATGGGTGTTTCTGTAGTTATGAAAATGTTCAAAAAGTCATAACGAAGAAAAACTTTTAAAGGGGTTAATAGCCCCTTTTTTTTTGGAAAAAATATGTCTCTTTTAGATTTTGTCTTTCAAACATCCTGTTTCTATTGGGGGATCGCATGTGCAATAAGCGTCGTTCTCGGCTTAATTACTGGTATGCGCTGATTCTCTGTGCGTTGGTACTGGTTCCGGCTGCTCATGCGTTTCTACCTGCATTGCTTGCTGAGTCGGCTATAGGTGCCATTGTTGGCCGCATCATTATCAACCGTGCCGCTCGTGTTGCTGCTAATGATGCCGTTTACCTGACTGTAGTGAATGGCACTGAAAAGGCGATTTCTAAGGCTGCCGTTAGTCAGGCAGCTAAGGTCACCTCCAAGCAATCTATCTTCAAGAACGTCAGTGGTGCTCTTACGTGGGCTGGCGTTGGTCATACGCTCGGATCGCTTTCTACTGAGCAGCTCTTACCGGAGGGCGTTTTTTCTGCTACCTCTGGCACTAAGCGTGATGATGGTCGCTGGGATGTGACTGTAGGCGGTCAGAGCTTTATCTCGGATTTTGAACCTACGCCTGATTCTCCTTTTCTGGTCTCAATTAACACTGATTCAGACGGTCAGGTTATTATTTCAACTGGCGCAAATGATTCATATCCTCTCTATATTAAAGACACAACAGCCAACAACGTTATAAATGGTTATGACGTTCAAGCTGTGGCGAATACTTATTTCCAACAATTGAAAAATTCAGACAGGCTTACCTGTAGCGCTATTGACAGAACGCGATGCTCTTATAGCGGTCTTTCTGTTACATCTTCTGAGCCGCAAACGGATTCATCAGGGAAAGTAGCTCAATACATAGTTAAAGGAAGTTACATCGTCACGGTTGCTGGTCAGAATGGAGCAGAGTCTAAAAGCACTACTTTAACAACTCAGATTGTTCCCCGTGTTAATACAAATTATAAAGGGCAACAGCCAATTACCAATAATGGCGGGATTACTGGAAATGAGGGGAATTCTACTAATCCTGATTTTTCTAAAATGCTGAGTGCTCTTGATAATATTCCTTTGAAAATAGACGATTTAACAAAGTCGATTAATGACCTGTTTATGGCTGGGGCGGCTCAACCTGATTATGACGGCGTTCCTGTTACCTCGAGTAATCCGGTAACTGCTGATGAGATACGGGCTGCTTATCCTGAGATTGATAGCCTCAAGCAATCAGAGTGGCTTAAGCCTGCGCAGGTTAGCGAGACCTCCCCGCTTAACGTGTCTATCCCCTCCCCTACCGCCGTGGGAACATCTGAGAACCCCGCAAAAGTGGACTTGGGGCCAGACCCCGGCGTAGGAACGCCAGACTTAGAGGACATTCCTACCGGGGAAGACATCCTCAATCCGATCACTTCTATGTTCTCTGATTACGATCACTCCGTGCAGCTCCGAGACGTACAGTGCCCGGTTGTTGATGTTGAACTCTTTGGGAAAACTTACGTCATTGATTCTCAATGCCAGCTTTCAGAATCAAATAAGTCTGTAATTAAGCTGATATTCCTCGCCTTTTGGGGCTTCCTTGCTTTCAGAATTGTGATGGAGGCTTAATATGTTTCGTATTTTATTAAGTGCATTCAATACTGCTCTTGGCTTTGTATTCAGGAGCATTATTGTTAAGTTTGCTGTTTTCTTCGGCTTGTTCTTTGTGACAACCGCTTTTATTCCAATTTTAAAATCTTTGGTTAATAAGTATCTTTTTAGTGGTGATTTGTTTAATCAGCTTCCCGATATTATTGTTTATTTTCTTAATTTAGCTCAATT